TAATTTCTTCTCCAACTTTGGTAGATGTCTTACCAAGTAGAGTGTTCTCTTCGTATAAATCTACTTCCTCTTGCTTACCTCCGAAGAGACCTTTGGGAGTAGATGTTCTTGTACGAGTTATAAATTTTTCTGGATCATTTGCTTTATAAGAAAGAGTATAGCCATTTTTAGTTGCAGTTAAGCGATAAGAAGTGTAAGGACCTACTGGTATATCGAAGGAGGGGATTTTTTTATGATTTGATGTACTTACTAAATAAGTAATCAAGGACACATTTGATGTACCTAATAAAACAGCAAGAGAGATCGAAAAGATAGATAATCTTTTGTTTTCTCTGTTGCTATACATTTTTCTTAGTATCCGTAGTAATTTTTAGAGGAGCTTGTTCTATTCTAATTATTTGTGTAGGAACAGATGCTGTAGATCCTCCAACCTTATCATCTTTCTTTTTCTTACCACCTGGAGTCACGTTAAAAGTTGCCAGGCAACCCGTGAAAACGCTTGCTATGAAAGTGATGTCCTTAGGTGACTTATCATCAGAAATACCTGGTAAACTGATGTAGTTCAAAGAAATTATAAATCCGGCCCAGACCATAACACCAAGCCGAATGAAGGTACCAAGAATAGCTAACTGCTCTTCTTTATCATCAATAACCTCTTTTAATTTGGAAAGAGGATTTTTTGATTCTTGTTTTTCTTTTGCAGCTTCCATATATAAACGTAATGCTACATTAATTTTAAGCTATTACTTCTTTGTGACAGGAAAGCCTAGTCCTTTTTTGACCATGATTAAAGCAGCATCATCTAATTCTGTATCAGTAGATTCAACTAATTTTTCTAGCAATTGAATTACTAACTTCTTAACTGAATCTGAAGTAGCAAATTTTATCAATATTGGTTTAATTAAAGCAATCATTGTTTTATGTGGTTAACACTCCTATTCTAAGACCTTTTCTTGTAAAAGAAAAATGATTTATGTTCTTCGGATATCACCCAAGGTATGTCTTCATGTGTAGCAAACCATTTCTTGTAAATTCTAAAGAGTTGATCTGACTTTGCACCTTCTGCTCTAAACACTAAACAATCTCCATCAGGTATCTCTTTTATCCAGTCTTTTGCAGCATTAACAGCTATACGTAAAGCTTTTACGTCTCTTTTTTTAGGGTGAAAATGGTTTAATTTTCTTACTCTCTTTCTTTTAGTTCTTTCATTTATCCAATCATTTAAAGCCCTATTACTTTTAGAAGCCACCATTCCTACCAACCAAAAATATTTTCCATTGGGAAATTTAAAAGGTCTTCTTATTACTTTGAATTTATCCCCGTTGGATAACTTATCCGTTATTGCTTTCTTTTTCCTACTTAATTTACACGTCATACACCTTACATTGTGGTAAGTAAGGCATTTGTTCACATGTTTTCTCAAATTTAGCAGCTAAACCTCCTTTTTTATTCTTCTTTGCTTTTCCGTCTAACAGTAAATTGTAGAGTTTTCTAGCGTTCATTTTTATAAAGTAGTTGTATAAGCGGTTAAGAATTCTGGGAATGGTTCATTTTCTTGTCTTTCTCTACTCCAGGCTGACTTCCACTCAGTTAAGGAATGATCATGAGCGTCATCTCCAGTGAAGTTAGGAGTTGTGTCACAGACTACGTTTGAGATATCAGTATCTTCAAATAGTAAACGAGTAAAGTCTTCTAAAAGTAGAACAGGGAATGGATCGGAGATCTCAACTACTACACCTACAGCATAATCTATTGGTTCATTCCTGACACTAGATATACAAATTAAATATTCTCCTATTGGTAAAGCAAAATATCTATCATCTCCTCTGTCCAATCTTCTTGCATCAAAAGTATTATAAGTATCTGATTGTGCTCCTTGTACAGTTCCTAAATATGGATATTGTCTAGATCCATCAGTTGTACTGGACTGATCAATACTATCTGCCTGAAATATAGCTCTTCCTTCTATGGGATTTTTATTTAGATCATAAGCAGAAACGTTTACAAATTTAGGTTTAGTAGAACCATTAGCAATTATTATCCATCCACTTTGTTCTAATTTAACTTTGAACCAATGGTTAAATGAACCTCCTCCATATCCTCCTGCATTAGGTCTTGAAACAGGACCTAAATTACCTTTTAAAACTCTAATAGAAGTTGAATTAAAAGTACCTATCTGTAGTGGATCAGCAGACGTCCTCTGTCTCTGTGGTCTCTGACTTACACGGGTCATATCTTATTTTGTAGTCCTACCCTTCATCATAATCTGGAGCAGCCTCTACATGCAAAGGATGTGCGATAGTTGCCTTATAAGAATCTCTAATTATTTCCTGATCTCTATTTAACATACGTGCTTTAGATATTCTCATTAACTTCTCAGCATCAAAATCAATGTGAAAAGGAGTTAATTTAGAAGGAGGAAAACCTGCATTCCAACTGGATATCATGTGTAAAGGATTACCACACCATGGATTTCCGCATAAACGTGTCACACTCATAGTTCCTATATCACCCCATGCACATTGGTAAATAGCTTTATGTGCGTTTACGTTTTCTGATTTTTGTCTACTATAAAAAGTTCTATAGGAGGGAAAACATACACGATTAGGACTCTTATTACCTGTTAATTTCATGTTCCAACATTCATCAGGCTCTCCTATCTCTACTTTTTTCCAGAGTTTATAATATTTATTTTTAAAATCGTTAGTTAAAAAGTTTAAATCAAAGCCACATATATTGGATTTAATTTTAAGTACACACTCATAACACCAATGATTTTCTATGTCCCTTATTTCATGTCCATGGGGACATTGATATCCACGATAATAACCATGATTATGTAACTCTGAATCATTTAATTCATGGATGTTTTTTACATGTCTGAAGTTCGTAGTTTCAAACGTTTTTATTACATTAGCCATTATATTTTAAATCCTGAAGCCATTATCTTTTTATTGTTAGGTGTCTTATAAGTCTCAATCAAAGGAGTCCTGTTATCTCTAGTTTCTCCTAGGTGTTGTACGCTATGAGCATCAGGAGAGATTCCCATCCTTAAATAATAAACAATACGATGAACCATATACACTTCGTTATCTATGGAGACCATATAATAACCAGTTGATTTGTTTAACTTACCCACTGGATCACCTGGACTGTTGCTAGCCTTATTTACACGCCAAACTAATCCATTTGGACACTGATTTGACAGCTTAAATAACTCGTTCAGCCGCCAAATTGGAGGCATTGGTTTATAATTTCTTGACATAAAACTGTGAATGAACTAATTTTCTTTTTGATTTTAACTTAAATAACAATTTGTCAATAGTGTAATGTTTATTCGCTGTTATTTAAGTCTTATAAGTCTATTAATAGACCTTACATTTTGTCATAATATGTTATTTAGCTCACGACGAAAGTAAAAAGATTTCATTCTTAGTTTTAACAGAAAATGAAGTAAAAAGAAAACTCCCCCAGCTGTGATAGCAAGGGGAGTAGCACTTTGCAAACATGAACCTATGACCGAGGGGACCCAAATCCCTCAACCAGATACTAACGCTCTTCCATAGTCGTCTTCAAGTCTTTCTATATCTTCTTCATATAATTCCTTTCCGTGTTGTAATTCCAAGATAATTAGATCACCTCGCATAGCTTTTGCACGGTGCCAAGTATCAACTTCTATAGTAAATTTGTCTTTAGGATGAGCTAGATGCCAAGTACCATCACAATAAACAGATCCAAAACCTGAAGCTATTATCCACACCTCAGTACGATGATGATGTTTTTGTAAACTTAAACGATTACCTTCTTCAATACATATTGTTTTTACCTTGAAGTCTTCTCCTTCCATAGTGGTTTGATACCATCCCCATGGTCTATAAATTTTTACATGATAATTATTCTTATCTTCTTCTATTTGTTTTCTATTTATACAACAATTACAGTTACAATCTTCCCCTGTAAGATTATCTTTAATCATGTTAATTTGGTTTAAAACTTTACTATAACTATAGCTAATTCTACTTTTTAGATCCAATCTTTCTAGATTTTTTTCTCTTTTTAGGTTTAATTCTTTTTTCAGGCTCTACTACGGAGTGATCAACACCGTTCAATGTGTCCTGGAAGACTCCACCGAACTGTGATGCAATGTTTTTCCAATGAAATTGAGGATCAGTAGCTCTTAGGTAGCAGAGTTCCGCTGTCGCTTTAAGTTTTCCTCTATCTTCATACAGTTCATTAAGGATGCTTGTAAGGTGATCAGCATCTGGGCAAGGCATTTCCCTAGCAAAAGTGGTGTCGACATCAACATGATTACAATTTATAAGTTGTCCGTAACCTTCAAATATCTCCTTACAAGAAGTGTGGTTAGGCACTACTTGGGCAACCTTACATGCAGCATGTTCAAAGTTCACCAGACCCCAGCCTTCGCCTTTACAAGTATTCACGCCTACATCACATACATTATATATAGTATTCAGCATGTCCACTTCAACGTTAGGAGGATCTTGAGTATTCGTGGTCATTATTATTCTCCCATTAGGATCTAATCCACGTTTACGCATTTCCCTACTAAACAATGGCATGATATCCCACCCTTGATCTTTCAATCCCATATGCAAATACATTCTGGCTTCTGGTTTATCCACTGCAAACTTGGCAAATGCTTCACAAGTTATGTCTAATCTCTTACGGAATTGATTCCTATTACCGTTGAAAACAATAAATAAATCTTCATCTAACTTTAACTTCTTTCTAGCCTTCTTTCTGTCTACTGGATAGAATTGACCCTCAGTTACGCCATGAGGAATTACTGCTATCGGTTGAGTTATTCCAGCTTTGATAAATTCTCTGGCTCCGAACTCGGTATATGAAACAATTCCATCCCAATCATTGGCAGTATCTGTTAAACAGCCGACCCAATTGTAAGAATCCATGGGAACATATCCAATGAATTTAAACCTCTTATCTTTATGCATGTCTTGAATTTGTTTATATTGTTCATTAACAATCCACATGTCATTAATAGTGAATATAATATCGGGTTCAGTCTTCATCACTATTTCTCTAATACGCTCCTCTCCAAAGGGTGCAGTCTGGAAACGATTAGAGGAAGGATACATTGTATAGATCTTCTGTAGAGGAGAGGGATCTCCCCACCAATTGTTTCCTAATACTGTGATATCAAAATCATCTTTAAGGAACGGTAATACGTTTTCGGTTACTCTGGCAAATCCTGTCTTAGCTACTATATCTCCTACCCATAAAAGCTTTGGTTTTTTATTCATTTAAGAAGTGTATTCTTACTTAAATATACACAATTTTGGAGAGCGTTCCAAGTTTCTTACTAAACGAGAATTAGCCCCTAGTTTTATATAGAGGTGTTCAATTATATTTTCAGGCTTTGCAGTAGGTCCACAGGTATAAAAATCCATTGCACAGTACTTATGTTCTGGCCAGGTGTGCATTGAAGCGTGTGATTCTGCTAACAAAGCTAATAAAGTAACCCCTTGAGGTTCGAACTTATTACTTGTAACCTTTAACACTGTTGCATTACATAGAGTCAATGAATCTTCGAAGATAGTTTTTAACCCTTCTAGATCATCTAATAATGAAGAGTTGCACCCATAAAGGTCAATAATTAAATGTTGTCCCAATTGCATGGTCTAAGGGGAGTTTAAGATACTTCCGTATTGTTCTTTCCACTCTTCTTTATTTAAACCAACTTCAATAATTGAAGGGTAGGTGAGATACTTTTGATCTGATGTTCTACACGCAAGGTTCACTACTCTTACTCCACGACGTTCTTTCATCTTATAAACATTTAAACCTAACTGGTGGACACATACGTCTATTAATAATGTTTCAAATCTACTTCTACCTAAGATGTTGCTGTTAGAAGCCTTGGAGAACTCGCAGTAACTTGCATATAACCATTTATCTGAAGCCATATAAACGATTGAAGATCCAGCTGGGGCAGCCTTTGCCAGTCCTATAGATGCAGAAGCATTCTCATCAAATACTAAACAGTGTTCCATCCAATCCATTATCTGATTAGATTTAAGTATCTGTTCTCTATTATGCTTCGCAAAGAAATCGACCTTCTTTGTAGTCTCCATCAAGTATTCTCTCATCTCTTGTGCAGGCATATCTAACACCCAGTTAACTAGACCAGACAACATGGATGAGAAGTCCCCAAAGGGGCGTCCTCGGTCGTCCATATCTATAAGGGTTCGTTGGTCTGCAGACTTGCCTAGGAAGGGCTTATCGAAGGGTATGGTGAGACGTCTACGAGCTAACCCAGAGGTAGGATCAGTAGTCTGAATTGGCTCATTTGCCGTGATCATAACCAGACCATTGAATTTAAAAGGTTTCTGTGATCCTGACTGAAATTTTCTTTCATGTCTTATTAAATCTCTACCTGTTATTGCCTTCAGTACAGATACAGAACCACCATATCTCTCTACATCATTGAATAGTAATAACTTTTTCTTATATAAGTTAGCGGTTTCAAAACGATTCTTCTCCAAATGCTCTAATGAGGAGATCATTGCGTTATCATCTCCTACCAGTGCATGAGCTAAGTTAGCGTAAGTAGACTTCCCTGACTTTCCTGGACCTACTATTTCAACAAATTTCTGTACGTCTGAATGACTTAGGAGCACCGCTCGCAGCCATGCTCTGAGCACTTGCACTCTGTCCCAGTTTCCATCTTGGACTTTTTTAAGCCATTTGATGATGGGTTCACAGGTAGCTTCCGGTGAGTAGTTATATGGCAGTTGCTGGGTGAAGTGCATTCCTCTATCGAATGGGAGGAGTTCTTTGGTTTCGATGCAGAGTATTCCATTTTTAAATAATAAGTGTCTGTTGTCTTCATACCATTCGTCAAATATCTCAGAGATTCTAAGTTGCTCTACTACATCATTGACGAGATTCATACTATAACCACTAGGTAATAGATGATCTTTCACCACGTCTAATCTATGCTTCACTTCTCCTTTCATCTCTATATCAGATAAGGCAGACCATAGTCCTTTACTTTTATATTCATATATAAAGAAACAGTTCTGTTGCTGACTGTATTTCAAATTGCCTTTATAGGTCTGTAACAGTATTTGAGAGATTACATCGGAGGAGGGATTTCTAGGTTTCTGATCTCTTCCTCTTGGAGATAGAGGAGCTGCAGCCATCTCTAGTTTGGGCATCATAGTAGTAGCAGCTGTAAGTTTAACTTTTTTCTTAGGTGTGTTTAATTTTCCTTGCATTT